GAATAGTTGGAAGGTCTTCATAGGTAGTACTCAATGCACCAGGCCCATTACCTTCATCGTCTTGCATGGGGAATACCCATTCTCCATCTGAGAGTTGTATGGCAACAGACCTTGCGTCCCAGTACATGCCTCTCGCCTCTTTATCAGAGATGTACCTCACTTCCTTGATTGTCTTACCAACCAGCTTATCGCTGATCTTCTTCACCCACTCTTGTTCAAGATTTGTCTTGCTCATTTTGTTCCTCTATCTCCTGAGATAGTTTTCTTGATCGGTGCATCCACGGTTCAGGAGTTATAAGCCGTAGATAATCCGTTGCGGATGGTATCCGCCCCAGGTCTTCCTGGACATGTTGCTCTCCCACCCACCTAACTGGAATGACACGTCCAGATGAGAGAGTTATAGTCTTCCCGAATATTGATTCACACAGGAAGATTCCTTCTGCATGGTGGCGTAATGCTCTGTGCCTGAAGTCTGCATGAGACCTCTTGCTGTCATCGAACCACTCATGTATGCCCATGTAGTTCTCTGTTTCGCCACCCCACTTCTTCACACTGCTTAGTGCATGGTGGTATGGATGTGCCATGATTCCCCCCCTATTTTGAAAGTATAAATTCTTGCCATGGAATCCGGAATCCACTAGGCAACTGAACCTGAATGTCTATCCCTATCTTACTGATAGTGGTCAGGGTAGTGTTGTCGAAATTCTTTAAGCCAGTCAACTTGAGAAACAGACTTGCTAGGTCATCGCCTGGATCAGATTTGTTAAAGTCCTTGGGCTTGACCCATGCTGGACTGTAGAGTTGCCGACCATAAGAATTGTGTGGCATATTTACGATGAGTGATTTCATTATTCATCCCCCCATTCTTCTTCGTTGTACTGGTGGGATGAGATATGTTGTTGGAACCCTGTGTGTCCAGTCTCCACGTTCCAGACGAAGGCACCATCCACAGAGAATTCCCCTGCGAAAGATCCGTAGTGTGCATTAATCGGGTAGCTGAGAAGTTCTGCTAACCTACTCTCTCTTTGTACCAACTCACTTGGCTCCTCTCCATTTGGCCACTCATAGCACCTTAGCTTAGGGTTCCACTCCCGGTACGCCTCCTTGACCTCTCTCTTATCGCCTGACTCCATTTCCAATTGGGATGCCTCAATGAACCCTTCATCATTGCCACCCTCGAATGGAACAGTAACCATACGGACTGAGAGAGATTTCAAGATCTCCAGTATTGCTTTCTTCTTCTCGTCAGCCGAACCCAGTGCTTTGAACGCATACTCACCGTCCTCAGCTAGGTACTCACTCTGACCAAGAAGCTCCGACCATTGTTGGTCTTCCATTGTATCCTCCTGTCTTATCCTACGTTATTAGGGGTAGCTGAATGCTCCCCATGGTGTACGAAGCTTTGCTCGATAGCTTCTGTGATTTTAGATAGATGCATCAGTGCATCTACTGTGTGTTGCCGATCTATGATGTCGGCTATGTCAAGAATCCAACCAGGTATATCTGGCTGGTTCTCTAGATTGGTACGCCAGTGCAGACTTGGGTTAGACATTGGCGTTCTCCTCTACCCCGAAGTTAGCATTAGCTATACTCACTGGTATTACATACTCCTTACCAGTCTCAAGCATCTTGATAATGAATGGACGCTTGGTGGCCCGAGGCTTGTACCCAACCAGGACACATTCCTGTCCGTCTATCGTTGCTCCTGGCCTCTGTGGATCGAGCTCATGCTTACCCCCTTCTCTTCGCTCAAGCTCATCCTTCAAGGCTTGTTGCTTGGCGGTAAGAGGTCTCTCTCCATCTAGGGACACGGCTAAACGAATCTTACTGAACCTTACCCATCCTTCGTCTGAATCGTAGGTGACACTACCCATCTCCATACTAAGGCCATAAGGTTCCAGGACCGAAGACAATTCTTTCTTCACGACCCCGATTATATCTCGTGCTACGCTACGATCTACATGGGTGAACGGTGTTACTTCTGACATACTCCCCCCTCTCTAAAAGAAAAAATTGTGCAACTTTGATGAAAGTTACACTTGGTCTATGGTCAGGATTACTACTGATGGGGGCGCCCCTCCAGCGATGAGGCCGTAGGTCTGACCATGGTCATTTAAGCCAGGTTACACAATAAAGGATGCGACCTTGGCCCCCCAATTACTACAGTCTATACAAGCTATATACAACCCATATGTTAATCAATATGTCAACTCGTACTACCTTAGTCGTGGCCGTCCACAATTTCTTCAGTCTCATCTTGAAGATCCATGATACGAAGAGGGCTATCATTCATAAGCATCTTACTAAACGTGTCTAGGGCTTCTTGATCCCCCTCGTCTCCACTCTTTTCTACCTCAATCTCTATCTGTCCTGTCCACACATACTCAATAGTTCTTGCTCCACTCATACTCCCTCCTTGTTTAAGCGAATGTTAGAGGCCGTCTCTTACTTTCTTGGGCATGGCCTCCACCAATACCATGTGCCCCAATCACAATGTTGTTACCACTCTTGCCATCACACATCAGACATTCGTGGCACTGCACAGTCTTACCAGCTTCCTCACTGGCTGGGCATAGAGTCTCCCAGTCTTGTTGCTCTGGTGAGTTACTGCCTAGCACTCTGAATGAACCCAGTCCGGCCTTAGATGAGGCCTGGGCATCCCCGAGACTATCGGCTGACACCTGGCAGTATCTGAGTACCTCACGCAACCTGGGATTGGCTGACTGATGGGTGTACCCAGTCCAACCTGACAGGGGTTTCACAAAGTTATCCCACACCTCTATCGGTACACTGGCAGGATCACCCCACGTACCCATCCTACCGAACATTCCAGTAGCTAACGTATTGTAAACATCCCAGTCTATTTCGGGATACGAACCATTATGGAAGGCTTTCCAGACAGCATTCTGAGCCTTGCCTATATTCACATAGCAAGTTCGTACCCATTGCTGCAACTCTGCATCCCATCGCCTTCGGTGTGTACATCCACCACACACTGCACTGTCTAACCCACTGACAACAGCCTGTGTCGGTATCTCATCTACAGGCATGATGTGAGTCTGTAGGAGAGGTCCAGTCTTAGTGTTGGAACTCGCATTCCGTAAGCCTGTCACAATCACTACAATTTCAACGCCAGGCTGTATCATACTTGGACCCTGGTAAAGCACTGCACCATTGTGTGAGGCGTTACCATATCGGGTCACTTCTAGTAAGCTACCCATCCTGATCTTCCTCTTGTTGTTCACCTGCTTTTTCTATCTGTCTGATCCAGTTATGCCTACGTTGCATACCTGTCGGGTTAGAGATGTCCGACTGTTGCTCTTCGAGTGCCTCTTCTAGAGACTGTCCATCGGGCAATAAACTTTCTAGGAATTCATCTTTCATTACTGTACCCTCCCCTGTGTCACATCGCTGATGCGATGCTCGTTAATAGGAAACTGTCTATCTCTCTCGATACCTAGCCCCATCCTTCCTTTGGCCTTTGCCAGGTCTTCCCACTCAGCCAAACTGACTGTCCCATACTCATCGTACTGTAGCCCAGTGACATAGCCGAATGCGATACGCTCCTCTGGATCATACTCTAGCATATAGAATGTGTATGAACTTTTTGGGTCAAAATACTTGGCTACGATCAGTGGATCACCTCCACCTTCGTCAGCATACAGTGAATGAACTTTGGATAAGATCTCTTTCGTTAACAACTTCATACTCCCTCCTAAGTTTGATCAAACTTCTTGAGTACAATGGTACTCCCTACAAAAATATGGTACGTTAAACCAGACAACTTTCACGAAAGTTACTCACACAAAGGACACTTAATTGCCTGACTCACCTGATAAAATGGATAAGGGTAGAACCCTTACGCCCAAACAATCTGTATTTGTTGAGCTAGTCAGTGAGGGTAAGAGTTTCACTGAGAGCTATCGGACTGCATATAATTCTAAGAATATGTCTGACCAGTCGATTAGAATTGAAGGATCTAAACTAGCCAAGCTACCTCACGTTGCATCAGAGATTAACCGACTGACTGACGGCCGGAAAACCAGTAAGAAAACCCGAACAAAGATCCACAAAAGCTGGATCACTGAACGACTAAAAGCTGAGGCACTGTCTGACGAAAATCCTGCTAGCACCAGGGTCAGAGCTCTTGAATTACTGGGTAAATCCGCTGGTCTATTTGACGAATCGACTACACTGATTGTTGAGAACCGAACACCTCAAGACATTGAAGCTGAGTTACGTGACAAACTGGGTGCTATCTTTGGGTACGAAGCCTAGCTACTGGACTGAAGTTTGTTATACCATGAACTTGTAGCCTTCCCCCCTCTCAACTAATACAGTTAGTAGATGCTCGATTTTTGCACAGTGGTCACAGATTTCTGGGTGTAGTCCTTTCTCTTCCCGTTCAGCTTTATAATTTAATTGGTAGGCTCTAGATTTTATCCAATCTTGAACACTCTTGATCCTACAATCCTCATGTGGCTCTTCAAAAGCTTCTATTACTGCATCAGCTACGAGAAGGGTAATGGTTCCATTAACATACTTTCTAGCCGACTCTCTATCTTCCTCAGTCATCCGAACATACCTCCAAAGTAAAGACATAGGATCATTACATACACTAAGGTCACTAAGGTTACTGCCTCCAGATTGGTTATTCCTCTACGCATAATTACCTCCAGGTAACTTTCACGAAAGTTATGATTGACTGACTAACTGACTGGACTATCAGGAGCCAGGCTTCTAGCTCTGCATAGTACTTCACAGTAAAAAAGCTAAAGACCTGACCCCGACTGTATTTTTAACAGTCTTTATGACTTTGATATCCTCCATTTATATTCCATGAATCGCTCTACCAATGAACTCCACACTGTCGTGGATTGTCGCTGTATATGATAAGAGTTATAGCATAGGCTTGCCTCCTAAGTTTGATCAAACTTCTCTTAAAATTTTCCAGTATATCCGTATCTATGGGCTGACTCAAGGCTATCGGTGATAGCCATCACCTGTCCTTCCCCATTTACGACAGTAAATCTAGGCATAACAAAACGTGGTGGTGACCAACCTTTCTCAACAGATTTCCTATGGCTTGATTCAGAAAAACTTGATACTGGATAATAGTGTATCCAAAAATTTGCTTCCCTATCCTCAAAAACTGCCTGCTGTCTGACTTCATGATCTATTGATGAAGACCACATAATTACCTCCAGGTTGTGAGGGGCAGCCCGAGTGAGGGACTGACTGACTGACTAAGTTTGATCAAACTTATGCCAGGAAAAAAAATAAAAAATATAAAAACGCCTACCAAGTTTTGACACTTGATAGGCGTATATTCGTTTTTTCCTTTCCCTATTCTCAACCTACTTCTACTTCTTCAAGTAATGCGTTATTAGCATTAATTGAGCTTGTTATCTGAGCTGGTGTCATATCATTTTTAATTTCTTTTTCAGTCTTACCAGCTTCCTTACCTGTCCTATCCTCAATCATATTATCTGTCATAAGATCTCTAAACCGTTGCCTCATAACATTCATACAAGATGCTTCTCTAGATGCACTAAAATCTGTATCCTCTAGAAACTTCTGATGACTAGTTTCCAAAAATTTCCTATCATCTTTAATAGTTTGAATAGAAAACTCTATTTGTTGGCCATCGTGGGAATAGGTTCCACCCACTGAGCTTTGAAGACAGATTGCATCCTCTAAGGTCGAACATAACTCAACTAATCTCTTGAGTGTAGCTTTCTGATCCCTAGCCTTTAATTCCTTTCTTATCAAGGCTTTTTGGGAATCGGCACCCCTGGCAAGTATCCAAGAAATCTGATTGAACATCAGTCTTTGTCTATGGATATTTTTAACTTCTGCTATCCTTACCAATTGGTTATCCTCTTTTGAAGCCTGCCTTTCCCATTCAAGATAAACGGCATTCATAACTTCCCTAGCGTAGGAGGTTATGACATCAAGGCGATCCTCAGCTTTGACACCCTTAATTAGCTTAGGTTGGCTTAGGAAAGTATCTAGGCCATCCCCATTAGATACCGTTGATCCAGCATCTGTTAGAGTAGACGTACCTATGAAAACTTGCCTATGGATATTAAGGGTCAATCTAGCTTGGTGGCCTCTTAATTTACCTGCCACCTGTTGAGCTGATTTATTCAACTCAGCCTTATCTAGATAAGCTTTTATTGCTGGTTTTACACCCTCAACTATTTTGTTACTTGTAGAAATTTTGGTCATGTAAATTTCCCTATCAAAAATAAAAAAGAATTCTAA